CAGGTAGTAGCGACTCGCCCAACGTCATCTTGATGCCGTCCATTGCGGCATCAAACTTGCGTTGCGCCTCAAGATTCTTGGCGAACGCGTCCACCTGATCTTGGCCAATAACTTGGTTGTATTCGTCCGTTTTCGCCATCAACTCGGCAATGCCAGCTTTGCCACGGTTGAGGAAAGGTAGCAACGCGGTGCCTTGGCGGCCGAATAGTTGCAGCGCCAGCGCGGTCTTAGTGGGCCCGTTCGGCATGTTCTTAAACTGCTCGGCCATATCGGGCAAGATGTCCGTAAGCGGCTTGACCTTGCCTTGCGCATCGGTGAATGAGACACCAAGTTGTTTCATGGTGGCCGCCACCGGGCCTTTGCCCGTTTGCGCCGCCTTGACCAAGTTTTTGTCAAGCAGCCCCATGCTCTTGGTGAATTGGCCAATGTCCTGGCCCGATTGCTTGGCCGCGAATCTCAGCCGTGAGGTGGCCTCAACGGTGCCGCCGGTGGCCCGGTTGAGCGCGAGCGTTTCGCGGGTGGCGTTCTGGAAAGTGTCCACCGAGTCTTTGGCGAACTTGGCCAAGCCGATGGCAGCAACACCGCTGGCAACACCGCGCACCGCCTTGCTCATGCCGCTAACGTTCTTGGTGGCGCTCGCTAGACCTTGCTTGGTCTTGTCTTTGGCAATGATGTCCAAAATGAGTTGCTTGGCACCGGCCACTATTCCAAGCCCCCTCAGAGAGTCAAATCAAGCCCATCAATCTTGGCGAACAGTCGTGCATATGCTTTGAACTTTTCGAGCTCGGCCCATGTCAACGTGCTGCGGATGCGCTCGGAGTCGTTGAGCCCGAAGTAGCGCGCAAGCAGCGGCAACCAATCCTCTAGGTTGTCTGCTCGCTGCTCATGGGCAAAGTAGGGTCATCAGGGTTGGCCTCATCCACTGGCGGGGCACCCTCGGCCGTTTCGCCAGCGTCAAGCTCAAACTCAAGGTCAAAGAGGTTGAGCGTGTCAAGAATCTCTAGCCACGTAATGTCATCGCCGTGGCGTTGGCATGCGAGATACCACGCATAGCCGAGCGCGCGGCCGTCACGCTGATCGAGCCAGCTGAGCCACTCAATCGGCACCCAACCGGTCAGCGACTTCATTTCGTCAGTCTCACGAATCATCATGCGCCGCAAATCAAGATCGCGCTTGGTGACCTTCTCACCCTCGGTGTAGGTGAGCTTGAGCGTGACATCAAACATGGGTGAGCCCCTTAGGTTGGTCTAACTTGGAAGTGACTTGATGGCGGCCTCTAATGCGGCCTCAACGCGCTGAGCGACCTCAGGCGCTTTCTCCTCACCCGGTTTGTCAAACCAACCGGGCTCTACGCTTTGCTCAGCCCATGCCTCACGGTTGCCCATGATGGGGTGCCGCCACTTGCCGCGGTTCATATGTGAGGGCAACTCGCGTTGATCGCTCGGCATAGCGCTGCCCTCAGACTTGACCGTGAGTTGGTAATTGGTGCCACGTGAGCGGCTGACGACGCGCACACTGGCCGCTGCGGCAGCGCGTAGGCCCGAGCGTTTGCGTAGGCCTTCCCACCGCCGTTGCGTCATCGGGCCCATGGAGCGCCCCGCCGCCCACTTGGCCATGGCGCGGGCATTGGTGGCACCGTGGCTGCCTGACGATGTGGTGGTGAGCCCTTTAACGCGCTGGCGTTGAGCCTGCACAATGATCTTGGCCCCGGCCGCTAGTTCTTTGCGCAGCGGCCCGCGTAACTCTTTGGGCATCGCCGCAAGAATCTGACGCATCTTGGCCTCAGCGCGGGTGGCATCAATCGTGATGGATCCATCACCACCACCGGCGCGTGCGCGTGCGCTTGGTGCCATGGCGTGCCCCCATTTCTTGCAGATAACACCAACCCCCGGCGCGCGGGCTCACACGCGCCAGGGGTTAGCGGTCAAAGGGGTTACAGAGCAGTGTCAGTGCTCATGTAGGTGATCGTGGGCAGATTGCCGCTCGAATCGTCGCGCCACGTAAAGTCAAACTTGCTGCTCAACTCATTGGCCCCATCGGCACCTTGAATGTCGCCATCCCACGTGACCGAGGGCAACGTGATTCTGAAAGTGGGGTAATAGGTGCTGGCAATCGCCGTGGCACCAACCCACTCCATGACGACGCTGTTAGAGGTGTTCGCCACCACAAGGTCTTGCAGCGCCTTGCCATCAGCCAATGTCCAGTCAACGGTAACGCTGCCCGAAATCTGAGCCGGCCCGTTGAGCACCTGTTGGTTCTTGAAATTGCTGGCGTTGGTGGTGTAATCCTCGGTGTCATGTGGCCGCTCAATCGTGCAGGATACATCTTTGACGCTGATGGCAGCCTCAGAGTTGTAGGTGCCGATCTTGAACGCCATTTGACCACCGTGGAATGCTTTGATGCCCGCCGTGTGCGACACCGAGGCCAGCGTTTGCGAGTCGTCAAACTTTTTGCCATCAATCTGCAAGTTGGCCTGCAAGAGTCCATCCATCGCGCATGAAAACTCAGCGCTCGTGATCTTGCCGCCGGTGAGCTCGTGGCACTTGACCGTGCCATCACGGTAGGGAACACCCACCTGGCCGGTGATGCTCTTGCCGTAGGTGTCAGCGAGCACGTGGGTTTGCAGGTATGCCGCTGATGCGCCTTGCTGCGTGGGAGTGACCGAGCCACCCATGAGCGTGTTGAGCAGTACGCCCATCTTGGAGTAGGGCACATCAATGGCCACGGTGCCGGTGGCCGCTGCGTATGTCTCCACGTAGTGGTCAAGGTTGGGCCCGTAGCTGCCGGTGATGATGCCCTCACCTTGCGGCCGGTTGGCCACACGGTTGATGGATGCGCTGCGGTGCTTGACAAACTTGGCAGGCGCTACGCGCGTGCCCCATGTGCTCTCGGCTGAGAATCCAAACGATGACCCCATACCACTACCAATGCCCATTTACTTGCCTTCCTCATCGTTGGATTCTGAGCCCTTGGCTTTTGTCTTGCTCGCGGCCTTACCGACCACCTCAAACAGCGCAACCTCACCTTGGTCACCGGTCTGCCAATACGTCGTGGGGTTGGGAACATCAATGACACCGCCCACGGGAACTTTGACCCACCGGTTGCCGACAGGCACCATGAGATCCTCGGGGCTGATGTTGCGGAATTGGGGCATGAAAACCTCACTCAGTAAGCGTCTATTGCTCGGTAATGGATGGACAAAACAGCCTCAACAAAGGGCCCGTATTCGCTGACACCAACGCGGTGCTTGGCCTCAATGCGCATCACTTGTGGATCCATGCGGTCAGCGACTACACCGAGCGTGGGGGCATCGGTGATGGCGGCAATAACAGCGTCAACGATCGCCCCGCACCGTGTGCGCATCGTGGCAATGCCCGCATCGTCGCCGGATTGCACGACGCATGAGACGCGGCAAATGCCCTCTTCCTCACGGTTGCCCCATGGCGCATCGTGCCAATTTGAGGTCACCTCACCGGCATCATCGGACTCAAAGCCGGGCCCGACCACGACAAACTCACGCAAGTCATCGTTGGTGTTGGGGAATGAGTCGAACACTGGCGAGGTGACGGCCGCATCAATGGTGGTGATGAGCGCGGCATGTACGTCAAAGAGCAGCACGGTCTACGCAAACCCGGTTGAGTTGGCCAGCGGGTCGAGTAGCTCCATGACGCGGCGTGGGAATGAGTAGCCCGCGCCCGATTCCCACTCATCGCCGGTGTTGGGTCGCTTGGCCCCGCGCTGGGTCGCCCACAAATGCTTGAGCATCTGCTTGACCGCGTGAATGGCCAACGTGAGGTCATCACCGGTGACCCCGGCCACGTAGACCACGCTCACGTTGTCAATGCCGCGCGAGAATGGCACCGCCGTGGTGCCGTTGTGGCGCTCCACGGCCCCGCCATGGAACTTGAGCCGGTAGTCACTCGCGCTCAATGCCGTGCCCCCCACGCTGACCGAGGTGACCGAGGTGGCACGCGGGTGACGCAACACCACAAGGGTGCCGCCACCGTCATGCGTCTCAGTGAATGCCTCGCGCACTAGCTTGCGTTGCGCGTACTTCTCAGCGGCCACGGTGGCCGCCCGCACGAACTCGCGCAGCTCCTCGTCTCCACTGGTGCTCGCGTCGTTGAGGTTGAGGAATGCGCGGGCCTCAGCGAGGCTGATCAAACCGGCACCGGATGCCACCGTGAATGCGTCATTGAACGTGGATGCGTTGGTGCCAGTAGCGACCCACCGCACACCGTAGCGACCCACGGCCGCTGGCGTGTAGGTGGCGACATAGACCCCGGTGGCCGAGTTGGTGACACTCGGCGTGGCCGTGGATCCATCGGGCAAGGTGATGGTGAGCACCACGGCCGTGGCGTTGGCGAGAGCGCCTGCCGCGTCAGTGACGTTGACCGCGAGGCCCACCACATCGCCCAAGTCATACATGCTTAGGCCTTGCGCGTCGTGGTGCGCTTGACAGGCTTAGGCGCGTCGCTGACGGCCTTTGCCGCCTTGCCCGGTACATCCACACCGATGCGTGCCAATTCCGCGTCAATGGCCGCCACACGGTCAGTCTTGGAGTGGGTTGCCATCGCGTCACGCTCGCGCAGCAATGCCGCTGCGTAGGCCTCTTTGGCGCTCATCAGCTGGCCACCACGTAGGGAATAGCCTTGACCGTGGTTGGCGTGGCAATCGTCGCCGGTGCCGTTGCCGCGAGGCTTGAGCCTGACGTTTTTGCCAGCACAACAGCCGACAGGCCAAGGTTGCCGTTGACCACGGCATTTTGCACATTGACACCGGCGAGGGTAACCACGGCCGTGGCGGCCATCCACATTGAGGCAAAGTAGATGCCCGGCGTGGTGATGGTCTGCGGCGTGGCAAGCGCCACGGTCTTGACCGTGTTGGCTGCCCATGCCGTGTTGGTCTTGTCTGCGGTCTGCGCGAGTAGCGCCCCGGCGGTGTCGTAGAGCGCAAAGCCCCAATGGGTTGGGGTATCGGCTGCGGTGTCACCGCTAACAAAGGTCAGGTTGGTGACGACATCGCCGTACTGCAACGGAATGCCCACCGAAATCATCACACCGGTGGCACCGGCGGTGCAATCGCTGACCGCTGCAAAGCGCGGGATTGACTCGGCAAATGTCGAGTTGGTGGGGCTACCTTGGCGTAGGTAGTTTTCATCAAAGAACGGGCCATTTTGGCGAGTCATGCCGCCACCTTCCAGTCTGTGTAAGTGCCGCTGAGTGAGGCACTAGAACGCGCACCGAGTGAGCCCCCGATGCGCGAACTAGCGACGCAATTAGCTGGCCGCAATGCCAAACGTTGGCGTGGTCAAGCCGCTGCCGCTGATGGTGCCGTGGGCACCGGGGTAGCGCCCGGCCGTGAAGGCCGAGTAGCCGTAGACGACGTACTTGACGGCCAACTCGGCCGCGTTGGTCTGCTCGGCGCGGATGAGCAGCGGGCTGCCCGGCTGTTCCCACAAGAACAGTTCGTCAGCGGTGATGCCGAGGATGACATCTTGCGTGCTGCTCACCGTGGTGGGAAGGTTGGCATCCACGATGACAGGCAGGCCCGCGAGGATCCCGCGAACGCCAGCGCCGTAGGCCTTGGACTGCTCCTGGCCAATCAGCTGCACACCAACGCCCGAGAATCCGAACATGGCCTGATTGGTGCCGATCGCTGAGCAGAAAAATGCCCAACGTCGCGGGTGCATCACAAGGTGAGTAGCTGCCTTGTAAACCCCGGCCTCAATCTGCGACTGGAGATCCCACAACGGGCCCCATGCCTCAGATGGTGTCGGTGAGGTGTCGGTGTAGGTCACCGCCACGATTGACGACGTGGAGCGAATCCCAAGGTGCGTGCCTGAGGTGCCATCATCGTTGATGATCGAGTTGTCAAGTGCCGTGTGGTAGCGCACCGCAAGATCCTCAATGACGACAGACTCAGCACCAACGCTGCGGTCAACGGCCTGACGCGATACGTCTTGCTGGCCGCTGATCGTGCGCACATTGACAGTGAGCAACGTGTCATCAATGTTGGTTTCACTCGCTGCGGTGTTTTCCGAAGCCTGCACCGTGGCCGAGGTGGCCGTAGTCACCCGCGAGATGTTGACGGTCATGCCATCTGGCGGCAACGGCAGCTTGCGGCAATTGTCAGCCAACGGGCGACCCTTTGCCACGGCCGGTGCAACCAGATCGGTGAGGTACTGCGGAACCGTGAGGCCCGCAAACGCACCCGTGCCAACGTCGCGCTTTTCGACCCGTTCCTCATCCATGTGCCGGTTGAGTCGCGCATTGGCTGATGCATCGCCCATCAGCTGCCCGCGGTACACGTCAGCGAGGAATGACACTCCCTCGCTTGGGTTGGAGGGGTTGTAGGTGCGCTTCTCCTGACCAACGCGCGCCACCTCATCGTAGGCGCGAATCTCGGCACCGGTGGGTGCCACGTCAGCCGCGTCACGCTCGGCCTTTTCATCGGCTGCCTTTTCGGCGCGCAACTCAGCAAGCTTGGCCTCGTGCTCGGCAATCTTGGTGTCAGCCTCGCGCTTGGCGACTGAGAGGGCATCAAAGCGTGCCTGCTCATCGGTGGTGAGTGCCTGCCGCTGCTCGGCCTCTACGCCTGCAAGCAGCGCGCCTTGGTCGGCCTTGGCGGCCTCACGTGCCGAGCGTGCGGCCGATAGTTCAGCCTCGCGCGCAGCAATCAAAGTGTCAAAGTTCATTGCCCTTATCCGTTCTGTGATGGGTTGGGTGGTGCGGTGACGCTGCAAGCCATCTGGCGGGCAATCGAGCGAGCTTCTGACGCGCGATAGGCAGCACAAATAACCCCGCCAATGGCGAGGTGGTCTAGGTGGTGGTGCTTAGTTTTCGAGCTCCATGGCGGCCCGTAGGTAGGCCACCTGGCTTGGCTGCTCAGCGCGGCCAAAGCGGTCTTGCAGGCGTGCCAACGCGGCGCGGGCTTGCTCTTCGCCCATATCGTCAATGGCGGCAATGAATCCGGCCGCGCGGGCCTCAATCGAGGTGTGCGGATTGGCACCGTAGGTCACCGCTGACACATCGCCACGATCGAGGTCTACTGCGTTGATGCGGTACTCGGTGTAATCCGGTGACCATGCGCCATCAGTAATGCGAAATGCAAAGCTCATCTCAGTGACCGCGCCATCATCAATGGCGGCCACAAGGTCTGCCACATCGGTGCGCGTGGGGTTGAGCATGGCCTCAGAGCGCAACCCGAGCTCATCGGCGCTCAGCGTCAACGTGCCCGCTGAGGTGCGCGCCATCGCTCGGCCGGTGTGATTCTCCAAAAACACCACATCAGGGTTGGCGCGTAGCGTGTCGTCAAACGCGCTGGCGCTCACCACCTCGGTGTACGGCCCAAACATGTCGTGCCTCTGGTAGCCGCGTTCTACGGTACTCGCGTAGCCGCTGAGCTTGGTAAACGTCTTGCCATCATGCTCCACCGATTGGGTGCGAATCTGAGAGGCAAAGGCTGCGACGCGGGCCCGCGAGATAGGCACCGAGGTGGTGGCGCGCTGACTAATGCTCATGGTGTTGGTGCCCCGTTCGGAGTAGGTGCCATCGGCAAGGCCTTGGCAGGGTTGACCGCCTGAAACTCAGCAAGATCGTTGGTGCTTAGTGGCGGCAGATTCATCAGAGCCCGAGCCTCGGAGTAGGTGCGCAGCTTGGCGGCCACATCATCGCGTAGCACTTGCTGCCGCGTCTGTGGATCCAAGCGCAAGAGCGCGTCTTGGTTGAGCTTGACCATGCGCGGCTTGGCCACAAGGCCATTGCTCCATGCTTCCTCGCGTCGCACAATGGCGGGGTTGAGGTTGCGCACCAAGAGGTGCAAGTCGTCTTGAGTAATGTTGGCGTAGGTCAGCGAACCCCCCGAGCCCGGCGAGGCTGCGTCAATGGCGCGGCTCGGAACACCAAAGAACCGACACACGTCCTCAGCACCAAAGTGCATGGCCTCAAGAAATTGCGACTCATTGGCGGGCACGCTCAGAAAGTCATATTCCCAATCGTTGCCAGTCACAAAGATGTCACGCGCGGCAACGGCCTTCTTGAAACGGTCTTTCACTAGCTCAGCGTCAGCCGCGTCAATCTTTTTGGCGGTGTTCTTGAGTTTGGCGCTCGGCATGGATCCATTGCTAAACCAGTCAAGCGCGAATTGCTGCGCGCTGAGGTATTGGCCAATGCTCATGGCCGCGTAGGTGATGGGGGCTAGACCAATCGGCAGGCCCGGCACTGTCCATTGCTTTTCATGCCATATCTGAGAGCGCTCAAAGCGTTGCCCGTTGATGCGCCAGAACACGTCAGCGCCATGGCGTACATAGGTGGCCTCAGCCATCGGGGCAAGTTCAATGCGTGAGGGTTTGCCATCGGCGGCACGCATCGTGATGACCCCCACCGAGTTGCCAAACCGGTCTAGGTCAAGCTGTGAGGAGTAGCGCCACTCGGTGCTCAAACAATCGGGCCCGCCAGGTTGGGTGATGATGTCGGGGGCTTTGACCTGCACGTTGATGCCGCCCACGTTGCGGTAAACATCCACCGGCAAGGTGCTGATGAGGTCAGCGCGCAGCCTCAAGCATGCCCACACGGCCGAGTGGGCCATGGCCGTCTCAGCGTTGACATTGACCGAGCCTTGGCGTGTGCCGTAGCGCGCGTGGATGAGGTCAGCGCTTGTGGCCGCATCCCGCTTGAACAGCAAAGACATCAGCGGCCCGCCAGGTAGCTGAGCGCGACAAACGGCACGGCCGCGAGGATGAGGCCAACACCGGCACCGACCCCGCCACCAATGAGGGTGGCTGCGATGAGTGCGACCCCGGCCGCGAGCAGTACGCACGCGAGAATCTCAAGAGCAGTGGTGACCACGGCCGCGCCGCCTTCCTAATAGATCGAATCGGCAACGTCGTAAGCGCCGGGGGCAAGGTCTACGAATCCGAACAGCGCCAGGGTTGCCGCAACTAGCGGCGTGATGTCGTGGCTTGAGCCTTTGCGACTCCATGCCCACCGCTCACCAAGCGGTCTACGTTTGGCGTTGGCTAGGGCAAGGTTGAGGCTGACCTCATC